ACACTGATCCCATTGAATACGTCACAAAGAAAGAGGAGTTTCGTGAAGCGCAGGAGAAGGTTCAAGGTATGCAGCAAGAGCAGTACAATGCTCAACATCGTCATGCCGAAGAATCTAAGCAACTACGCTCCCACATTCTTAAGGAGGAACACGGTAAACTTTCTGCCGCTCTTCCAGAATGGGGTGAACCCGAAAAGCAGAAAAAGATGGCAACGGAAATCCGTGATTACGCTTCCAGCCAAGGATTCTCTGCTGAGGAAATAAACTCCCTCGTAGATCACCGTTCTTTACTTGTTTTACTGAAAGCGTCTAAGTATGATGCAATGCAGAAGGCTGATGTAAAATCAAAGAAAATAAAGAACAAGCCGAGAGTTATCCGCGCCGGTAAGGGGCGGTCTTCTGGTGATGAATCAAAATCCAAACGTACTGCACGAATGAGGCGTCTTCAAGAATCTGGTCACGTCAGAGATGCGACCAGTTTATTTGAGGATTTCGTAGAACTATAACATAGGAGAAGCATAGATGACTGCACCTGCAAATACTAGAGAAACCTATAGTTCGGTAGGACTAAGGGAAGACCTCTCTAACATCATCTACAACATCTCTCCAACTGACACTCCATTTCTAAGTGGTTGCGGCAGGGAATCTGCTGACAATACCCTATTTGAATGGCAGACCGATGCTCTTAGCTCAGTAGCCGCAGACCGACAGGTCGAAGGCGATGATCTTGCTGCGAGCGCGGTCCAACAGCCAACTAGGGTAACGAACTACACGCAAATTAGTGCGAAGGCTGTGCAAACCAGTGGATCGGCAGAAGCCGTTGACTGGGCTGGACGCCGCAGCACACAAGCATACCAGCTTGCAAAGCGTGCAAAAGAAATGAAGCGTAATATGGAGTCGATGTTAACCGCTAACATTGGTAAAGGCGCTGGCGCTGCAATAGGCGCGCCTGCTGTTGCTAGAATCACCGCCGGTCTAGGCTCATGGGTTGCAACGAACTACGAGTCAATCGGCTCAGGTTCACCGTCCCCCGCTGCTGGCTCTGGAGATGGAGTAACGGCTGCTGTTGATGCACCAACCAAGGTTGCGCTTACAGAAGCAAAAATGAGAACTGTTATCAAAGAATGTTTTGATAGTGGTGGCTCACCTGATACAATCTTGTGTGGTTCGTTTAACAAGCAAGCGTTATCAGCACTCACGCAGTCCGTATCTGAATTACGATCTAATACGTCCGGTGAAAAACCCGCTTCTGTTATAGCGGCTGTGGACGTTTATGTCAGCGATTTTGGTACGTTCAAAATTCTCGCGGATAGATTTCAAAGAGCAAGAGACATGTGGTTTATTGACTTTGATTTCTGGGCAGTAGCGTATCTCCGTCCTTTCAAGACGGAAACCTTAGCAAAGACTGGTGACAGCATAAAGCAAATGCTTATCGCTGAATACGGTTTGATGTCTAAAAATGAAGCCTCTTCAGGCTTCTTGGCTGACGTAAGCACCAGTTAGTAAGTAATAGGTAGTGTGGGGGGAAACCCCCACCCTCCCTTACGGAGAAAATAAAATGGCAAAAGGTATTTCAAAAAGTATGCCTTGGGGTAAGGTGGAAACTAAGGATGTTCGCAAAGCGTCTTATTCCGGGCTAAATAGTAAAAGCGGCAATGCCTATGGCGGCCTAGAGTCAACTATTTCAAAGATGGGGGATGGGACTGGTAATGTTCGTAGAGCAAATCCGGTAACATTCCAGCAAAAGGCTTAGTCATGGCTCAAGCTAGATCGGTAAGAAACCTAAACCTAAATTTACCTGTATATCGGGGTGGTTCCACTTCCCTAGATGATATGATCTATGATCTTTCGGCTGATGAGTATGCTGGAAAGAAAAGCAGCGTTAAATACAAAGGACCAGGAAATAGCGTGATTCCCGGCGCTGATGCGTCCACACCAAAAGTGTGGTCTGATATTTCATCGAAGGGTAAGGGGTTATATTCAGGCACTGCTCGCGCTAGACGCAAGAGGGGCTAATACTTAATTAGCAATGTTTGTGTACGCCAGTACGCCCAATGTAGCAGTTGCTGATGGGTTTGTTTATCCTGAGGAATGTCAGAAGATCATAGAGTCTTCAAGGGATAACCTCGTCAGAAGTACGACTGTAAGCAAGGGTGGTGACAAGGTGAACCAAGCTAGAACTTCTACTAGCATTGGTTTGCCACACTCTGATTTTCCTGAAGTATGCGAAAGAATAGCGGGTGTTGCAAATATGCCCTTGGAAAATGCAGAGTACATTCAAGTTGTCCGTTACACAAAAGATCAAGAGTATAAGTCCCATTACGATGCTTTCAAGGATGAGGCAGACAAAAAGGATGGCGGTCAGCGATTGCTGACTTGCTTAGTTTACTTAAACAACTCTGTGGGCGGAGCAACCGCTTTCCCAAACCTCAATATTATTGTTGGTGCTATAGAGGGAAGGTTACTGATGTTCGGTAATGTTGATGAAGATAAAAAACCGCACATATTATCAATGCACCAAGGGATGCCCCCACACGAAGGAGAAAAGTGGATTTTCACATTATGGTTTCGAGAAAGAAAGACAAACCTGTTAAGGCTCCATTGAAGAAAGAATCTAAGTCTGAACGCAAGACTATCACTGAGCATATGAGGGATTTATCTAATAATCCTGGTCAGAAGATCGGTGGGAGAGGGTTTCTCAGTGGCTAACAGAACTATATTTGATGTAATGCCCTATCGGTATACCGAGTGGGTAGACGAACCAGATGGTACGGTTTCTATTACCACGCATCAGGATGTTCAACAAAACATAGATCAGACCAGAATGGAGTACAATAATTTTGGTGATAAGTTGACTCATGGTAAGCGTGGCCCAAACGATGGATTTCATAAGGTAGCCTCTATTCCATTAACAGTGTGGGAACAGTGGTTAAAGGAAACTAACGGAGAGATAGACAAAGACCCCAAAATTCTAAGGAAGTATCTAAACGATCCAGACAACAGGTATTTCAAATCAGCACCAACCAACCTCTAAGGTAAAAGATATGATTGACATTAGCAATGTTTTTAGACCCCAAACGACCCACACATTATCCGCAACTACAACCAGTGGCGCGGTCGCGACTTCTGCATTTGGAGCGCAAACACAGATAGTTATGGTAACTGCAACCGCTGGTTGTTTCGTTGCCTTTGACCCAAACCGCCCTGCCACAACATCCTCAACTTATATAGCGGCTGGGTGGCCTTACCTTATCCGTGTAATTGGTGGCGAGATGTGTTCAGCAATTACTGGAACAGGCACAGCGTCGGTTTATATTACTGAACTGAGCAGATAATGGCGATAAACACGTATGCCACCCTCCAGACTGCGGTGGCTAACTGGTTAGACCGCTCTGATCTAACAGATCGGATACCAGAGTTTATTGCTCTGGCAGAAGCGCGTATGAACCGTAATCTTCGGCTTGCACTCATGCTTAATGTAGATCAAACTACATTGGGAGGAGCGACTGCGCTTGTAGCAGGTACGAGGGATTATGACCTACCCTCTGGGTATTTACAGATGGTGGACTTTCATTTAAGAACATCTCCTATTACGACATTATCATACATTACTACAGAGAATATGAACAGGATGTGGGCTGGCAGCCAGGAAGGAAGACCCAAGACATATACTATTTTCTCTGACAATGCCAGTGGCACACCCACTAAGAAAGTGCGGTTGGGGCCAGCCCCAGATACTGCATATGATTATCAGGTAATGTTTTACAAAAAGGTAGATGCTCTTTCTACTGCCAATACCACAGAAGCAATGCTGACTGATAATCCTGATGTTTACCTTTACGGATCATTGCTAGAGGCCGAGCCGTTTCTAATGAACGATGCTAGGGTGCAACTGTGGGCTGCCGCATTTAAGGAAGCTGTGGACTCATTACAAGAACAAGATAACAAAGACCGTCATTCAGGCTCTGCGATGAGGGTTATGAATACAGGTGGGTACTACTAATGGCACTAGATACTGGAAATTACATCTACAACTTTGATAATCAGAATCCTACAGCGACTGACCCAGTTAGTGAGGGCGACGACGTTCTTCGATTTATAAAAACAATATTACAGAGAACGTTTCCAGCAGGAACTGCGGCATATGATGGTAGTACCACATACACAGGTCTTGGGCCTGACCGCCCAGCACAGGTTCTTATTGCAAAATCTACCGCACCTACGATAGATACATCTGCAACAGGCCATGCTGCAAGGGCAATGGGCTTGATATGGCTTGATACTTCAGCCAATTTACTCAAGATTCGTAATCAGGCTAATGATGCTTGGATCACTTTAGCAATTGATCCTGAGACATCTAACTCAGTAGATGTAAATGCAGGAACAGTGGACGGTGCAGTGATTGGTGGGGCTACACCCGCTGCAATTACTGGCACAACTGTTGTAGCAAATACCAGTGTAAATATTGCCGGAGATGGAGCAACTGTAACAGGAAT